GTGACAGGCGACATCGACTTTACTACTGTTGGACACAGTAGCGGCGACGCTTATACGATCATTTTGGTTCTGAATAAGAACTACTAATGGCAACCACTAAAGATGTAAAAAGATCTCCCAGCGGTAGGCTATCTTATCGCGGGGAGACTTTTTCTGGTTACAATAAGCAAAAACGGACACCAGGCAAAAACAAAAAGTTTGCTGTTTTAGCCAAAAAAGGCGACCAAGTAAAAATTGTTCGTTATGGTGATCCGAACATGAAGATTAAAAAAAGCCAACCAGCTCGTAAAAAAAGTTTCAGAGCCAGGCATAATTGTGACTCGGTTCAAAAGAAGAAAGACGTTTTTACAGCTGCATATTGGTCTTGTAAAAATTGGTGATAAAAAATGGCAATTCCAAAGAATGTAGCCAATCCTAGTTTGTATAAAAAAGCCAAAGCGAAAGCGAGAGCTAAGTTTGACGTTTATCCGTCTGCTTATGCCAATGCTTATATGGTTAAAGAATACAAAAAAATGGGTGGCAAATATAAAGGCGCTAAAAAAGCAACAGGCGGCGAGATGAGCTTGAAAGCAATCCCGGCTGAGAATAAAGGTTTACCAAAACTACCTAAGAAAGTCAGAAACAAAATGGGCTACATGAAAAGTGGCGGCCCTGTAATGATGGTCCAAGGCAGAGGTTGTGGTGCGATGATGAACTCAAAGCGTAAAAAAACCAAAGTGCCTAGAGTGTAATGAGTTTAACCAAGTGGTTTAAAGAAGATTGGGTAGATATTGGATCTCCGAAGAAAGGCGGTGGATTCAAAAAATGCGGTAGGTCCAGCGCAAAGAAATCTAAAAGAAAATATCCAAAATGTGTGCCAGCTGCAAAAGCGGCCCGCATGACTAAATCACAAAGGAAATCTGCGGTCAGTAGAAAAAGAGCAAAAAAACAAGGGGTTGGTGGAAAGCCAACCAATGTTAAAACTTTTGCGGCCACAGGTGGTATGATAAGATCTAAACCTAACATGGGATTATTCGGTAGGAGATAAAAATGAAAAAATCCAAATATATGGCCAAAGGCGGAGGCATGAAAAAGTCAAAGTACATGGCTAAAGGTGGCGCTATGAAAGGCACAAAATATATGTCTATGGGCGGCGCTGTCAAATCAGAAGTGAAAGCGATGCCTGGTATTAAAAAGATGCCTCAATCTGTAATTAGAGCTTTAGAAGGTGGTGAAAAGCGAGGAAAAACTAAAATTGGCAGAGAAGGTTCCAGTAAAATGGAAATAAAAGATGGCAAAATAATAGTAACAGCCTATAAGAAAAAGCCGTCTGGTAAGTAAAGGTACACGAGCCAGATAAATTAAATATTAAAAAGTAGTGGCGTATTTAATATCAAATATTCCTCAGTTTAAATGCTGGGTAAGAAGAGAGTTTACGGCTAATCACCAAAACTATCACGGCGAATATCTGCATGCTTTGGCATTTGCAGTAAATACAATCCCGGACCGATCCCTGTCTTTCCAAGTGGTTTTTACTGGTTGCGAAACCGATTTTGAAAATTATCCAGATGAAAATGTGCATGGCGGAGCTATGTGGGCCAGAATGCCAATACAAGCGCTCATAGCAGACGTTCCACTAGAAGAATGGCCACAACCCATGGAAGACCATTTAGCGCAGCCTTGGGACTGTTTGAGCCACCATCATAGCGTGGTTTCTTTGGATCGGGTGAGCTCAAGCCCCTGGTATTGTAAAATAGGCGGTGAATTTTACCTGGGCAAATACATGTTTACAGTAGATTACACCGAACATTCAATCGCGGATGATCCAGCTCAACACAAGCAATCTCATGTGCTATACTTGACTGATGCTGGTCCCTGGACTGGTAATTTTGTTGCGCTGCCTAATAATAGAGTCAGAGCCACAAATCCAGCTTTATGGAGGGCTGGTGAAGGCGCACCAGATTTTTCGCCTTCGCAATGGGTTCACTCTGCGGAGCAGCATGAGAGCTATACAGATCCGATAATAACATTTGACAATCTATACGCTCCAGACGAAGATATTGAAAAAGAGTAATTATGGCAACTTCGGGAAGCAAAAATTTTGAACTAGATGTAGCAGATTACGTCGAAGAAGCATTTGAGCGCTGCGGAATTGAGCTCAGAACTGGTTACGATCTAAAAACAGCAACCAGGAGCTTGAATTTAATGTTAGCAGAATGGGCGAATCGTGGCCTCAATCAGTGGTCCATCAAAGAGAAAACTGTGGCCATGGTTGAAGATACCACGACTTATAATATCGACAGCACCGACAGCACAGCTCCGATTGACGTATTAGATGTGTTTATCCGAGAAACCATCAATTCGGAAAACACCGACATACCAATGACCAGGTTGAGTAGAGCTGAATATTCACACATCACAACAAAATCGACGACCGGGAAGCCGAATCAATTTTTTGTAAACAAACAGCTGACACCTACAATTTCTGTATGGCCAGCTCCAGATGAAAGCAGTAAGTACACCATTCACATGAACGTGCTCACGAGAATGGACGACGCGGATGCTGGCGCAAACACCATGGATATGCCTTTTCGTTTTTATCCGTGTTTAGCAGCTGGTTTGGCTTATTACATATCATTAAAAAGAGCTCCGGAAAGGACACAAATGTTGAAATCGTTGTATGAAGATGAATTTGCTAGAGCATTGGCACAAGACGAAGACAGAGCTTCTTTTAAAGTATCACCGAACTTGAGGAGCTATAACAACGCATAATGGCTTTTGCTTCTGGAAAATACTCTTACGGAATCTGCGACATAAGTGGTTTCAGATATAAGCTCAAAGACATGAGAAAAACTTGGGATGGTTTGCTTGTGGGACCAGATCAATGGAGTCCAAAACATCCACAGCTTATGCCAAAACCTTCGCCACAAGATCCACAGGCTATCAAAAATGCTAGGCCAGATGTAGATGAGGACAACACAAAGTTTTTGGTTTATACAAATGTGGGCGACGGCAAGTTAGGCGCTGTACTGGACACATTTTCTGTGACAACAAGCGTCGGTGAGGTTACAGTAACGACATGAGTTTTACCTACGCAACATTAAAAACAGCAATTCAAGATTACCTTGAGGTTTCTGAGTCCACTTTTACGACACAACTACCGACTTTTATCAAAGAGTCTGAGGATCGTATATTCTCTTTTGTGCAGCTCCCGGAGCAAAGAAAGAATGTCCAGGGCACATTGACAACAGGAAATCGTTTTTTAGCAACACCAACTGATTTTTATGCGCCGATGAGTTTGGCTATTATCAGCTCAAGCACATACGATTATTTAGATTTCAAACATCCGTCATTTATTAAAGAATATTCTTCGGGCACGACTCGTGCGACACCTAAGTATTACTCTTTATTTGACGAAGCAGCTTTTGAGGTGTCTCCGTTACCGGATGCGGATTACACTGTTGAGCTGCATTATTTAAACAAACCAAATTCCCTCACAGATGGTAGTGACAGCGGTACAACATTTTTATCAACGGATTATCCGGATGCTTTGTTGTATGGCTCTTTAGTGGAAGGTGCAATCTTTTTAAAAGAACCCGCCGATGTCGTTGCCCAGCTCGAGGGCAGATTTAAGGAGGCGGTAGGTAGAATGAAAAATACCTCAGAAGGTCGTGGCACACGCGACGAGTATCGATACGATTCAGTCCGCTCTAATGTGAGCTGATGGATCGCATAGAGTCACTAGAAGGCAAAAGAGTAGCAATAGTCGGATTAGGGATTTCCCAGGTTGATTTTGCTATTGGCTTGCAAAACGGAAGAGAATGGGATGAAATTTGGTGCATCAACTCAGCTGCGGCCACATACCCATGCGATAGAATTTTTATGCTGGATCCAGCAAGCAGATTTTATGATTCGGACGATGCCGGGAAACAAACTTCGGTTATGTGTCGCTTACTTGACGAGACTGAAAAGCCAGTTTACACATGCGAGCTCGATCCCAGAATAAAGAATCCAGTCTTATACCCGGTTGAAGAAGTCTGCAACGACACAAAATGTGCATACTTGAATACGACTGTGGCTTATACAATCGCATTTGCTTTATGGAATAAGGTTGGAAGGATCGATCTTTATGGCATTGATTTTTCATACAAAGAAAACATGCACTTTGCCGAGGCTGGAAGGGCTTGTGTAGAGTTTTGGATCAGTAAATGTATGAGTGCTGACATTTTAGTGGGAATCAGCGGTAGATCCACAGTTTTAGACTCAAATGTTCCGGCCACAGAAAAACTTTATGGTTTTCATAGACTTGATAAACCTTTGGTTGCCGTACCACACGAGGGCAAGTTTATCATTGGTCCATTCGATGAAATCAATGACAAGCTCGGAGAGCTTGGGTTGAAAATAAATGAAGACGTGGTGCCTCCAGAGCCATACAAAGGATAAATATGAGCGTAGAAGGTGATTTTGTATTAGGTAAAGTGTCTGTGTCAACGACAGAGAACAAAGGCCATGATCCAGAATTTTGGGCTGCACAGGCCACAAAAAAAATATGCGATTTGTCTGATAATGCGCCCGAACATGTAAAACAACAAGCTCGTGCTTTTCAAAACCAAGTTTATACTGTAATCTTGTATACTATAAAGAACGCGATTAAGTCGCAAAATGTGACTTATGCTAATTTATTAAAAGAGCAAGGCCATGAAGACATGGCTAAAATATTGAGGGAACTATAATGGCAATTACATCTGCGATATGCACAAGTTTTAAACAAGAGCTTTTGGTTGGAACGCACAATTTTACCAATTCGAGTGGAAACAGCTTCAAATTGGCTTTATATACAAGCTCGGCCACACTAGGAGCTGGCACGACTGCTTATGTGACAACAGGTGAAGCGACTGGAACAAACTATACCGCTGCTGGATCAGCTTTAACGAATGTGACGCCAACAACGTCTGGCACGACTGCTTTCTGTGATTTTGCAGATTTGACATTCAGCAATGCAACAGTCACGGCCAGAGGATGTTTAATTTACAACGATACACAATCAGATAAAGCTGTTTGTGCGATTGACTTTGGTGGTGATAAAACGTCCACAGCTGGTGACTTTACAGTTGTTTTTCCAACTGCGGATGCCTCAAACGCGATTATTCGTTTGGCATAAGGTCAACAAGGAATGTTAGAATCTAACAATGCCTCTGACCAAGTTAAATTTTAAACCAGGAATAAACAAAGAAGAAACCGATTACTCAAACGAAGGCGGTTGGGTTGACGGCGACAAAATTCGTTTCCGCAAAGGCCGCGCAGAAAAGATTGGTGGCTGGCAAAAATATTCTTCCGATACTTTAATTGGCTCTGCTAGAGCTTTGCACTCTTGGATCTCTTTGGGCGGATCTAAATATTTAGGTATCGGCACCACAAACAAGTATTACATTGAAGAAGGTGGAACATACAACGATGTGACGCCTATTCGTAAAAACACGACCAATGCAGCTACATTCGCTGCGACCAACGGATCATCTACCCTTACTGTTACAGATGCGAGTCATGGAGCTGTTAATGGTGATTTTGTGACATTTTCAAGCGCGGTTTCTTTGGGTGGCCTCATCACAGCTGCGGTTTTGAACCAAGAATATCAAATAAACCTGGTCACAGGTACTAACACATACGAAATAACGGCCAAAGACACTTCTGGAGCGACAGTAACCGCCAACGCAAGCGACTCCGGCAATGGTGGATCTGCTACAGATGCAGCATACCAGGCCAATTCTGGTTTGGATGTTTATGTCGAATCGACGGGTTGGGGTGTTGGCACTTGGGGAGCGGGTGGCTTTGGATCATCCACTGGTTTATCGGACACAAACCAATTAAGGCTGTGGACGCACGACAATTTTGGTGAGAATTTAATCATAAATCCTCGTGGTGGCGACATTTATCGTTGGGTTGAGAATGACGGCTTGAGCACCAGAGCAGTAAAATTGTCCTCTGTTTCCGGTGCAAACTTGGTGCCCACTCAAGGGTTGCAAGTGATTACCTCAGAAACCGACAGACATTTGATAGTATTGGGCGCCGATCCGATCAGCGGCAGTTCCAGAACAGGAGTCATTGATCCTATGTTGGTGGCATTTAGTGACCAAGAAAACGAGCTTGAGTTTGAACCATTGACTACAAATACGGCTGGATCTTTACGTTTATCTTCTGGTTCATCGATTGTTGGCGGCCTAAAAGCAAGACAAGAAATCCTTATTTGGACCGATACATCTTTATATTCGATGAACTTTATTGGGCCGCCACTGACTTTTGCAATGAATTTGATAAATGAAGGCGCTGGGTTGATTGGGCCAAAGGCAGCAGTGAACTCACCGAAAGGCGTGTTTTATATGTCTAAAAAAGGATTTTACTTTTACAATGGCGCAGTACAAAAATTGCCGTGTTCTGTCCAAGATTATGTTTTTGGTGATTTGGATGAAGGCCAAGCATATAAGTGCTTTGGTGGGCTAAACGAAGAGTTTTCAGAAGTTTGGTTTTTTTACCCATCACTGACAGACAGCGAAACAGAAATATCCAGGTATGTCATTTACAATTATGAAGAGAATTTGTGGAGCATCGGATCTTTGGAGAGATATGCTTGGTTATCAGCTGGCGTATTCAATAAACCTTTATCGGCTGGAGAAGCCTCGTCAACTAAATACATTTATGAGCATGAAAAAGGATTCAACAATGATACGAGCTCAATGGATGGTGTTTTTATTGAATCTGCCGACATTGATATATCGGATGGCGATAGGTTTGCATTTTTGAAACGTATTCTGCCGGACATACTTTTTGTCAATGACACCGGGACCAGTCAAGATCCGGCAGTAAACATAGTTGTAAAACGAAGAGACTTTAGTAATCAAACACTTACAACAGACTCAACCACGCAGATCACATCCAGCACCACTTACGGATCATTGAGATCCAGAGGCAGACAATTTGTCTTTAGGTTTGAGTCCGACGATGATAACGCAGAAACAGACAGAAAAAACTATAAATGGAGATTGGGTAGCACAAGAGTAGAAATACAGCCGTCGGGGAGAAGGTAAATGAGTAAGTTATTACCAACCAGGCTACCAATCGCAGATGGTCAGAGTGTAACAGCAGATACTTTCAATCGTTTGGTAAGAATTTTAGAGATTAACCTGGGCGCAGTCGATCCAGATAGAATAAAAATTTATAATTCGACCGAGATTAGTGAATTGCAATTTGCTACTGGAGCGATTATATTTAATTCTACAGTAGAGGTACACCAAGCCTTTGATGGAACAGAGTTTAGAAATCTGTATGAACATCAGACATACTTGACTGGATTATCTGCTACAATGAGTTTAGGTAGTGTCACAGTAACGACGAGTTAGTATGGCAATTAGTGAACAATTACAAGCAAGAATTAGCAGAATGACAAGCGGCGCCGTTCCATCTGCGCCGAGCATGACAACTGAGAGCACGAGAAGAATGAGCGTCATGCCAAATGATGCAGACGAAAAGAGATTTTTGTTTGATGCCTTGCAAGGTGCAAAAGGCACTATGCCAGATAATAGAGTCGATAATTTTCTCCTTACCAGAGAAATGATGGAGAACCGACCGCCCATGGAAAATTTGCCGCTTGATCCTAACAGCACTCCAGAGATTACACCTTTAGGAGAGATCCCAAACGACAAAGATCCCATGGATGAGATGGATGAAGAAACCAGGCAAAAATTGGACGAATTGCTTGGCAAGGCCGCAGCTCAACAAATGGCACCCATGGCACCATTGGCAGAACAGCTCAGAGCAGCTGGCACCGGAGAAGACACAGCATTGGCGCATTTACGACCTGGCGAGATAGTAATACCGCCCGAGTTTATGGAAGACGATGAGTTTGAAGGCGCATTAGAAAGAAAATTCAGAGAGTTTAATATCAACCCAGAAGAAGCCGTGGTCGGCGTGGGGATTGCAAGTCTAAATCCACAAACAGGCCTAGAACAGTTTGGCTTTTTCAAAAAAGTATTCAAAGGCATTAAAAAAGTCGTCAAGAAAGTCGCACCTATAGCTGCTTTCATCCCTGGTGTTGGCACAGCATTGGGCGGTGTTCTAGGCGGCATTGGTGGCTTGGCCACAAAAATACCAGGCATCGGTGGAGCTTTAGGATCAATAGGCAGCACTGTTGCTAGTGGAATAGCTAATCTTGGCATACCCGGCATATCTTCCATAGCGGGAGGCACAGCTGGTGGTTTCGGTGGTATCAAAAATGCTTTAATGACCAGATCTGGTTTATTTGGTGGCGGCCCCTTTGAAAAACTTATGGGTGCCGATCCCACCTCGACTGCTGTGAGAAGTTTAGAAGCTGCTAGAGAGGCTGCTGTGGCCTCTGGTGATACAGCACAAGTCGCAGCGATAGATGCACAACTCGCAACTTACAAATCCGGTCAAGGTTTATATAATCAACCACAAATAATCGGCACAGATCCGAATACAGGTGCTCCTATTTATGGACAACCACAGCAAACCGGACCTTTTGGTGGAACCCTTGGTCCAAGAATAGCGCAAGGACTCGGCGGTATTTTGGGCGGACAAGGCGCTGGTGGCGGTTTAGGTAATTTTATGAAAACTGCTGGAATTGGTGCTTTAGCAGCTGGTTTAGGTAAGTTGGCCTATGAAGATGCGAAGAAACAAAAAGGCGTACCTTTGACACCTATGGTTATGGAGAGCCCAACTGGACGATACAACATAGAAGCTGAGATCGCTAGAAGAATGGGACAACCCGCGCCAAATCCTGTTGAGTTTGGTTTATTGCCGGAAGGCACAATACCAGAGCTATCTGGAGGAAAACCAGGTGGTATGATGTACGGCGGAGCTGTTGAAGATCTTACAGGCGGGATGGCACGAGGACTTAGATATGGCGGCGGCATCGGTGGAATGTCTAATTCACCCACCATTATGATGAATCCCGATATGCCTGTGATGGCTTTTGCCCAAGGCGGAGCTGTGCAAATGCAAGAAGGTGGCGGCATGGATCCGAGTCAGTTTCCAAGAATGGATGGCGACATCAATGGTCCAGGCACAGAAACCAGTGACGATATACCCGCCATGCTATCAGACGGCGAATTTGTAATGACTGGCCAAGCGGTCAGAGGCGCTGGTACTTATGATATGGCCATGGATCCAAAAGGCATTATTAGTTTGGTTCCTACTTTTGAAGAGGACAGAGAAAGAGGCATGGATCTTATGTATAAGATGATGGATGCTTTCTCTACCAATGCGGAGCCTAGCTAATGCGTAGACCATTACCAAAAATTAATTTTGATCCAAATACAATGACGCCTATACGGGGTAACAATCCTCCGAGGATTTCAATTAGTCCATTGGCGCCACCAAAAGGTCGTAGAGGCATCTCGAACATAATTAGTGCGCCTGGCAAAATTAATGATTTGGGGTTGCAAATACAAATACCAAAACCGCCTGGTGGCTTGAGAGGGCTTTTGCCGCAACAGCGTCTTCAACAAATTAAAGCATCTTTACCTGTAATACCACCAGTGCCACAACAGATACCAGGAAACCAAGTTACGCTTGAAGACGGCACAGTGATAGAAATGGGCGGTAAATCAGCTGAGTCAACTGAATTGAAAGACATGATTGCTAAATATCTAGCCACACAACCTTTCAACAATGCAGAATATCGTGAAGATTATGACATGAATAAAGATGGTCAGATAAATTTGACAGACGCCGTTTATGCTGGTCAAATTGCTGCTGGTCTTAGAGATCCAGAAACATTAGAGTCAATAGAGCAAACACCACAACCTATTCCGCAAGCACCGGAGGTAATTCCACCAGCGCCACAGCCTATTGAGCAATTACCACCGCCAAATAAATTGCCACCATCTGACATAGTGCAAAGACCACCCGATGATTTTTTAGATGATATGAGGTCTTGCCCTAGTCCAGAAGAACATATCCAATTAGCAAACAACGACTGGATATTGGCTGGGGAGCTTAAAGTAGGGGACGAAGTCGTTACTTCGGAAGAACCTCAGAAAGTGACTTATGCGAAAAGAATTGAAGACAGCCCAAGACGAGAGGTTTTATTTACAGAAGGTGACAGTATTGTAACCTCCCCTAGTCACCCTTATTTTGTAAAAGACAAGGGGTTTGTAGACGTAGAAGACTTGAAAGAAGGCGATGAAATTGGAGATTTGATCGTTAGTGAAGTAAAACCTTTTTCTGATGGTCCTGTAATTCATATATCAGTGGACAAAGTGGAAACCTATATGCTACGAGGCGGAACCGAAGAAAATCCAGTGCCCGCGTTGTCGCATAATAAATCTTTACCATCACTAGAGGACAGAGGGGATACACCAAGACTGGGTGATGATCGGAGAACTCCACGGGTTCGTAATCCATTCCTCGATGCAGTAGATGATCGAGGCGTACCTATTTTTGGAGGGAAAGACACCATAGGAGGAAGGCTTGGGTTAAAAATACCTCGGTTTGCAGTGGATCCTATAGATCCAGGACCATCAATACCTGTTCCTTCTGTTCCACCAATTATTGATCCTTTGAAGGATGCAATGACACCTGGAGCGGGACCAATCGACTTTTATCCAGGACCTTCGGTTCCAGAACCAGATGTTGGATTACCAATTGATCTAGGACCATCAATACCTGTTCCTTCTGTTCCACCTCTTGATCCTTTCCCAGATCCAGGGCCATCAATACCTGTTCCTTCTGTTCCTCCTCCGTTTGCAGTGGATCCTATTCCAGATCCAAAAACAGGAGACAGATATCCTCTTCCAGAAGGTGTCGATCCTGGAGGCCGTTACTATACCGATCCGATAACTGGCGATCCGATGTATCAACCCCCTATGCCTACTTTGCCACCTGGGATGCTGGGTGTTCAAGTGATGCCTACTCCGATTAATTTAATAACAGGAAAACCACCTTCTTTTACACCAAGTGAACCAACTGAACCAGCGGTTCCAGCACCAGAGGTAGTTTCGCCAGCACCAGAGGTAATTCCACCAGCACCAGAGGTAATTCCACCAGCGCCAGTTGTCAGTCCACCAGCGCCAATTGTTACATCTCCAACAGAAACGACGCCAGCGCCGGACACTAAACCAAAAACAACAGGTACAGGAACAGAAACAGCGCCAGCTACAGGTGGTGGAGGAGCTCAAGCGCCTGGGCCATTTGCAGCCAGTGTCAGACAAGTTTCTTCAAGAATGGATCCTTTAACTGAGCAATTATTATTTGGACTTGGCGGAAAAGGCGGTTTTATTCCTGGGGCAATGAGAGCCGCTGAGAAGGTTTTTTATGACGATCAAGGCAATCCCATAGTCATTGATGAAAAAGTGGCTGGATTCAGCCCAGATCAGCTTGCAGCCATGCAAATGCAAAGACAGTCAGTCGGCATGCAAGATCCATACTTGCAACAAGCAGCTGGGGCTTACGGAGCTGGAACACAAGCATTGGAAGAAGGATTACAAAGAGGCCGTACAGCTGCAATCGGTTCACTAGCGGCCACAAGAGGCGGCGTAGGAGCATTGCAACGTGGTTTGGGCGAGTCAGCTGACATTTTGAGAGGCACGATTGGCGGATATGATCCGAGCATGACAGAAAGATTCTACGATCCGTATGAAGATCGTGTCGTGCAACAAACGATTTCAGACATCATGGAAAGGGGAGCACAAGGCGATATAGCAGCGAGAGCTGGGGATATCGCAAGAGGCGGTGAGTCAGCCTTTGGCTCCAGAGCCCGTTTGGGCGCCTCAGAGCGCCAAGAAGCGCTCGGAAGGGGATTAGCAGAAGCGGTGAGCGGAATACGCTCTAGGGGCTTCTCAGAGGCTCAGAGGACTGGTTTGGGTGAATTTGCAAGACAAAAAGGTGCAGAAAGAGCTGCATCAGCTGGTCTAGCTGGTTTAGCCGGGCAAGGATTCGGCGGATCGCAAGCATTGGCTGGAGCTCTCAGTGGACTCGGTGGAACCGAGCAACAGATCGGACAACAAAGATACAGCGGTCAATTCGGCCTTGGTTCTAGCTTACAAGGCCTTGGAGCGCAAGCAGCTGGCGCCTCGGCATCCGACATAGCTGCTCTATATGGCATGGGCACACAACAACAGGGACAAGCCCAAAGAATGTTGGATGCACAGCGCAGAAACTTACAACAAAGACAAATGACTCCGTTGCTTCAATATCAAGCATTGCAGCCGTTTGTCAGCATGGCACCTTCTGGTACATTCCAAACTGATACACAATTTGCACCGCCACCTAGCCCATTACAAGCTGGTTTGGGTGTAGGTTTATCAACTTTCGGAGCGCTAGGTAATCTATATGGCGGCGGCGGAGGTAGTTAATGGCAATCACACGGGCACAAATACCGGAGCAAATTGACGTATTTCAAGAGGGCGGTGGCGCTAGTGGTTCAGCCATAAACCAAGACAATTACTCGGCTTTGTATAATCAAATTTCGTCTTTGCAGCCAACTTATGACACCAGCTATCAAAAATATATGCAAAGATTGTCACAAAATGCGCCACAAAGACCAAAAATGAACATATTTGACGTGGCCAGCGAATTAGGCAGAGGTCTATTATCGACACCCAATACTGGTGTTGGATCCGCTTATCAAGGTTTAGGCGTTGGTTTTGACAATATTTCGCAGAAAATACAAGCCGACAAGAAAATGTATGAAGATCAAAGACGTGAAATACAGATGATGGCCACTCAGCTCGCCATGCAAGACGAGCAAAAAGCAGAAGATTTTTTGAATCAAGTGGCTCTAAAAAGAATTGAGGCCGCAAATAAAGATGTCCCTTACATTACTTTGGAATACGATGAAGTGATTGGTGGCAAAACAGTAACCAAAAGGCGAAGGCTTCCGAATACACGAGCCAATGAGGAAGAAATAAATGGCCTATACGAAAACAACAACGCCAGAGAAATAAAGCCAGCGACCAATCAGATTATTATGCCCGGTGGCAGCACAAAAGCCGATGAAAAGGCACTGGACCAAATGTTTAAAGATCAAGAGGCATTTGGAGAAAAAGCAGAGGCTTCTAATTCAACTTTAGATCAAGTATCACAAGCCAGATCATTGGCAGAAGAAGTTGGTCCAGAAAATTTCGGTCCGTTAGCAAAAGGCACTTTGCAAGCCAGAGAGTTTATAAGCGGAATTGGCATGGGCGACTGGTTACAAAGTGAAGAGGTAATTGCACCACAAAAAGCACTGAATCAGCTGTCAATGAGCTTTACCATGGGCATCGTATCGCAGACAAAAGGTGCAATTTCTGACAGAGAAATGAAATTATTTATCCAAGCATCGCCAACGCTTGGATCAACTTATGAAGGTTATATGAAACAATTAGAGCTGCTTGAAAGATTGGCTGCCAGAGATTCACAGTTTTATCAAGAGTATATTGATAAGTCCATGGAGTTAGAAGCAACTGAGCCGCCAATTAGTTTGAGGAAACAACAACTAGAACTGGAAAAGTTTGGAGCGACTTGGAAAAGAAACAATCCTTTATTTACAAGAGAAGAAACAAAATCTTTACAAGATATGGTCGAAGGCGGTGACGGCGGTTATGAGGGCGC